CACCACGAGCTTCGGGTACAGGTGTTCGAGGCATACCTTGGTTGATTCGTAGAGGTCGCCGTCCAGACGAAGCAGGGCTATCTTGTCCTCGGCCTTCCAGTCCGGAACCGTGTTCTGGAACCAGCCACGCACGAACTGGCATTGATTTACCGGTAGTTTCATGTCGCTCAGGTTCTTCCACACGGCCTGCACGCTGCCGACTGAGATGCCGGAGGTTTTCAGGCGTTCGTTCTCCGGAAGGTTTACATCGTGTTTTGGGGCACCTATCCCGGGTTGGGCATCGTCACGGGGTCCGCACAGCGGTATGCCCTCAAACGAGTCGAAAAGGTACACCGGCCGCTTGTCTCCAAGCTCCTGACACGCCATAAGCATCATGGCTACCTGGGCCCCCTGAGCCACTCCGCACTCAACGAACGCCCCCTCTACCTTGTCGGTGCAGAGCTTGGTGGCAATCTCATACGTGTTGCGCAGGGTGGCCTCATTGCTGTACGCCAACTGTCCAATGCGAGGTAGAATGTCTTCCCTCATGGGCGCACCACAATCAGGTTCTCGCCATTGCTGGCGTGGAATTTGTACCCGTGCTTGGCCATAATTACTTGCATCTCTTCTACTTGGCTGTCGTGCTCGATGCAGATGCACTTCGGCAGACATTTATCGAATGGGAACAGCTTCAGAATAGCAAGGTTTGTCCCCTCGGTATCGATGTTCACGAAGTCGTAATCGGATCCATGTTCTTCAAACAGGGTCTTGAAGGTGATGCTCCACATCCTTATCTTTTTGAACTTGCATTTATACCCGCGCTCCCACTTTTCCTTGTGTGCAATGCTCGTGGACGAGATCGCATCACCACCCGAATCCCACAGGTCTACAAGTCCATCTTCTGGCCCAATGGCAGCATTGACCAATAACGCACCATCCTTGCCCTCGTAGTTCTTCTGCAGGGCCGCGAACGCTGTCGGGGATGGCTCTACCAGAACGCCGGTCCAGCCACGCTCAAACAGCGCCAGGGTGTTGCTGAACTCTTTCCCGGTGTAGGCACCGACATCGAGGAACCTGCCTTTATCGGGAAGAATGCCGGCCAGAATCTCTTCTTCATTGTTTTGGCTGTACATGCTAACCTTTCTGGTAGAAATAAATAGGGTCGGATATGTTGACTTCAGTTTTCAGCAGCGGCCGCACGCGGTAGCTGTACTCCCTATCCTCGCCAACGGTTATCGGCGGGAACCCCACCTTCAACGCAATCTCGCGCTTTATGGGGTTGAGGTGGTTGGGGCACCTGACGTATTCGCCATTAACGGTGTCCCATTTATCGTATTCAATGGAGTGCCGGAATATCGTGCTGTCGTTTCTCGTGCGCATTATTCCGGCCATGCCGATGCAGTCAGGTCTTTTGGCCGCAGCATTCAGGATGAGCTTCACATAATTCTTGGACACCGTGTCGTCATCATCAACGAAGCACACGTATTTTCCGCTGGCCTTCAGCATGAGGTTGTACCGCTTTGTGCCAGTGCAGACGTGCTCATCCTCGTCGATAATGACCTGAACGGGCTTGCCGTCAACCTGGGGCTTGAGTATCCGCATCAGCTTGGCCAGCTTGCTCTTGCGCTTCGGCAGGTGGCAAATGAGTATCGACAGCACGGGGTCGGCCGCTTCGTTGGAAACCACCACTTTTCCACCGGTTCCGATGGACCACAGCGCAGCTTCTGGGTTCCAGTTGCGAATCACGTTCTCTACTGCGGTGTTGACGTAATCAGCCTTCACCTTTTGCGGCACCGAATACGCGCGCTTGTGCATCTCCTGCAGGCGCAGGAACGTATCATCCTTCCCGTGCTCGGAGCTGCTGGAGTGGTTGTGCTGGATAATAACGTTCTTCAGGTAATACAGGCACCCGAGGGCGCGACCAACGTCGGTCCATATCACATCGATCATGTCCATGGCGTAGCGGTCACACATGAACGGCAACCCCGTGGCTTCCACCAGGTGCCTCGTGGTGAACATGTTCACGCAGCACTTGTCGTGCGCAATGAAGTTGTCGTTGCAATAAACAATCACCTTGCCGTCCGTGCGGTTCACGGTTTCAAGGATAATGGAGTCATACCCTGGGGTTTTGAACTCCATGTCATCCCCTACCATCGATACGAGTGTTTCGTTGCCACGGTCAAGCGTGCCGGCATACATCATATTGAAATACGCGGCAAGGTTGGGTTTTGGCAGGGCCTCGTACAATATCGTGATGGGAACGGGGCTTTGCTCAAACCTGTCCTTCAAATACTTTTCTGTTGCCTTATCCTTCTCGTTAATGCAAAACGTGAAACAGATATTGCCATCACTCATTGCCAGCGCAGACTCTACAAATATGGGCAAGCGCGTCGCGGACCTCCCGTAGGTAGGCACCATGAGGTTAATCCTGCGGTACAATCGTCGAACGATATGCAGGTTCTCATCGGGAGCTTGGCACCCCCAGGTGGGTTTGATTTTCCCAGGATAGATGTATCCCGGCGTTAGGGAATACGGTGCATCGGCGACAGCCTTCAGGTATCGCTGGCGCAGGCTCGGGACTTCCCATTGCTCGTGGTTGGGGCCAAAACCTTCCGGTAGCCTCCACTTCGCATAGTCTATGGCTGGCTGGGGCTTCATGCCTTGTGCTCTCCCTCAACCCCTCTCGCCTCGCGGTCGGCCGTGCGCTTGTTCAGCCACAGCAGGGCCTCTTCGAGTTTTGTTATGGCAATGGCGTTCTCACGGCAGCAGAACTTGCTGTTCTGATAATGCTGGATGCGTTGGCGGGCGGCATCGATGACAGTCTCCACAAATGCGCCATTGGGTTCTTTTCGGTCAGCTCCGCGCCCGAGGGGGCCGTTCTGCCATTTAATCTCCAATCCCGTACCACGCACAAACCCGCCGGTCGGGTTGCCATTCTCGTCCGTCAGGTTAGCTAATTCGTATTTCGCAAGCATTATTTACCGCCTTTCTCCGCAGCCTCAATCAGGTCGCGTCCGTCAAAAGCATTGTGGATAATAATATTGTTCTCAAAGTCAATCTCCGGGCCGCACTCACACTCAAAACCCCCCAAGGCGTGCTCCGCTATGTCGTTAACTGGGTATACGTGCTGCCACATATATTACTCTTTTGTCTGCCTTTTATTTGTGCAGGGCTCGTCTCCACATGTTACCATACTAATAAGCGACACTTCTTTTCCACAATCACACGTAAAACTTATTGTTGCGTTCCTATCCCTATGAAGTGACTCCTTGTTCGGATGAAACTCCAAAGCCAACTCCCCACGGTTAGACTCCATAACTAACGTTTCTTTTCCGCAGCTACACTTAAACCAAAGTTCACTTTTCATCACTCCCCGCCTTTCTCTTTTTCTTTGCAGCACCTATGGCAAACCAGACCGTCAGGATAAACCTCGTGCTTTTTGGATGTATCAACTTTCTTGCCACAAGCGATACAGATTGATTCATGGATTGTCATTCGTTCCCCCTTTGTTAATGCAATAAGATTCCCATTCTGCAAGATTGTCAAAAATTGCTAATTGCCGACCATCATCCAGAGATATTATTGACGGCATCTTTCCATGACCGCAGCAGCTGGCCACAGTCTCAACCCCTCCCGCATTTAGCGCCGCAACAATATGAGATATACAATAATCAATTCCGCATACCCTTCCCATTATCGGCATACAGACTTGATGGTCGTATGTGCCAAGGTCGCAGCATTTATCAGGCTTAAGCATCACTCCCCGCCCTTCTTCTCTTGTAAATGTTTTGCGCAAAGCCGCGAACCTCTCCATTCACCGGCCGCCCTGTTTTTACAGCCGATATAATCACACGTGTAGCCGACATCATTCTCAGGCTGCGTTGGCACGTAGTTCCTGCATCGCTCACATTCTTTTGAGCCATAACAGGCAGGACAGTCTTTGCAAATTTTAAATAACCGAATCATAACCTCATAAACCATTCTGCCTATGTATTTAATCGTATTCCCCGTATTTTCAGAAAAGTCACCTCGCCTCATTGCTTGTTCCCATACCTTTTCAAACTCCATCGCACCCCACCCTTCTATGCCTTTTGCTTCCCCTTCCACCCGAACGCCATGCGGTGCCGGATGTCCATCTCCTCGTCGCTGCACTCCGGTGGCATGGGCAGGTATTTGTTTTGGACTCCACGGATTGACCCATCGTGGAAACAGAATTGTAGGTTGTGGCGCGCGGGCTTGCCGTCCCACAGCAACCACTTCTCGGCAATCTGATACCAGAGGTCGCGGTAGAATTCCTCAACGGTTTCCCCGTTAACGATGAACCGACCCTCTTTCTCGGTATCGGCTGTTCCCGTGAAGCCGGTCCCACTCGCAGCCATGGCAACCTGTATCTCGCCCGTGAACGCGCTGAAGTCCCGCTTGATTATATCCATCAACCCGTCATGGTCGCTCATTGCCCGTCCCTCCCATTTGGCATGTACCTGCGTCCCCTGCGTCGCTGCTGTGGCGGGTATCCACCGCGCAGCTGCTCGTAGTCGGCGCGCTCACCGTTGCGCTCCGCAGCACGTCGCTGGGAGTTCTTGCGCCCCTGCTCCGCACGCTCGTATGCCCGGGCCCTCGCGGCCTTCTCGTCTTCCTCGTGGGCGAACATGACGCTGTAGCCGCAGTATTCTTTGCCGGTGTCATCCGTCAGCAGACAGATAATGGTCCGCTTCCCCATCTTCGTGTATTCTTCTTCCATGTTGTCTCCAATCACTTTTTGCCTTTTTCGCTGTTCTCGGCGTGCCAGATGTAGCCACGGGCACCGTCGTGGGTTAAAGGTTTGTCCTTACCGGCAACGACCTTGCCGTTTGTTTTCTTGATTACCTGGTAGCCCCCGCCCTTGGGGTGCTCACGAATTTTGTATGGCATTTTATGCTCCTTTGGTAATGCGTCCCGCAAACCATGCAATAAACCCATCCACCGGTATTGGATTTGTGAGGGTTGAATGATTTGCAGTTTGGGCAGTATCGGTGTTGAATAGCATATCCCATATATCCAATCTCCCAATTCGCCTGCCGGCGGTCCCAATCCAGGTTCGGCGGTGGTCCAAAACCTTGGCGACCTTACGGTTTAGCCGGACCGCCAGCAGTAATATTATGTTCCTGAGTGACCTCACTCACACGGCCATTGCGCACGTCGAAGTCGCACATATAGACGAGCTTCCACCAGCGCATGAGTTTAATGCGTACCGTCCACTGGTGCTCGGTCTGGCTCACCTTCGCTACGTGCCCGCCGCGCATGCAAACCTGTGATGCGCGCTTGAGCAGCGGGAAAAGCCCTACCCAGCTCAACACAAACCACAGCTGCTGAGTGGTCCACAGCATACCCTTGAGAAGGCCATACCATGCCACAAAGTACCATTTGGGGCAGAACAGCCGGCCGAGTAATCTCCACCGCTCCGAGGTGCGGCCCTCTATCATTTCGGCGATGTACTTGTAAACCATCTGCTGGCCCTGCACCAGGGTCTTCATCTGCATCTGGTGTGCTGCTTTCTGCTGTCCGGATAGTGCTGATTGCGATTGTGCTTGTCTGCGGTTTCTGTCTCCAAAATCCAATATGCGGCTCATACTCCCATTCCCCTTTCCGATTGTCTCAACAATATATGCGATGACCACGGGCATTGCAACTCACGACATCCACGGCACGCCGTCGGTGCTATCACTTACTCTTTGGCGCACCAGGGCTTCTATTTCTTCATCGGCCATGTTGTCGAATTTATCGGGATCCGCGTGCGCCAACTGGTCGATGACTTTGTTCCTTGCCTGACTCTCTTCGCTGAACGGCCGCACAGGTGATGCCGGCGGGTCGTACCTCGATGCCTCCACGCATGCGGATACGGCATTGCAAAGGGAACGCGCGAACCCGTAGCCGTCCTCGGGTTTGCCGCCGGCGGTTGTCCATCGCGCCCGCTCGATTATAAGCTTTTCGCAGCGTTCATGCACGGCCAATCCATTGCGCTGCGCCAGCCGGCTGACCAACAGAATAGCGCCCATCTCATCCCAGAAAAAGTTTTCGTTCACAATCATGTTGTACTTCTGGTAGGCATCGGCCATGTCGTTGAGGGCCTCGGCATCGGTCGGGCTGTGCATGGCCTCGTTGCCCCATATCTGGAATTTGCGCAGGTTCCGCACCGCCCCGTTGGTTATCTGCCGCAGGTAGGCCACGGACTGCACCAGCACTTTGTCTGCCCGGGGATGGTCGAAAGCGAGTTCACCAAACACGTAATACTTCACGCGGCGGGAATTCCACAGGCCGAACGTCACATACGTTTTGAGGTTCTTGGTCACCCATATCGACATAATAAGGGTTGAGAATTCCGAGAGGTGGTCGAAGTCTATCTCAAAATCAACCGACAGCTTGCTCTTGTCTATGCCTTCCTCGGCACCTGGGAGCACCTTGGGAGCCGGCATCGTGGACACGGCGTATCTGCGGGCCGACATCGAGTGGTCCATGCCATCCATGGGCTTGGTCGTGAACTTCCCGTCCTTATCTTTTTCCCATTGCCAGTTGCGCTGCTCTTTGATGGAATTCAGACTGTCCTTGGTCCAATACTGTTTGTACTGGTTCACCTTCTGGATACCGGCGTGGACGCTTCCCTTGCCCTTCACGCATGGCCTGATGTCAAAACCGTACTCGTGTATTTCCTCGATGGACTTGGGCTCCGCGCTGTCCGCTATTATGACATCGTACCCGCGCCTTATGCCCAGCTTGTCGAACCGGTCCGCTATCATTTGGTTGGTCATGCCAAGCTCGTAAATGAGTTCTTTGCAATACAGCCGTTCTCCGGCTATCCTGATTTGCACGAGCGCTGTCTGGTCCTGGCTGAAGCCGAAGTCGAGGCCGTATATCTCGCGGTCGTATTTCTCCGGCAGCACATCGCATTGCGTAAACTCGGGGTGGATGAGCCCGTCCAGCTTTCCAACCATCCCCAGGCCGTACACGCGCCACCAGTTGGGATCCCTGTCCTTACGCGACAGAATGTTCTGCACCACCGACCGCTCGATAACCTCGAGCGCATCGAGGTAGGTTGAGTGGATCCACTCCACAAACGGCTCATTCTGCAGCTCGTGGGCCCAGAACTCGGCTACGGGGTTGAAGTCAATGAATGTACATATGCGGGTACGCACATCGAGTTCATCGAATGCTTCCTTGGCAACGTTGTTGGCCTCGTTAATGAAGAGGATGTCACGCCGGCCACCACGCAGCTTGGCGGGTTGGTCCGCGCTGAAAAACTCCATCACGCGGTTGTGGCCAAAGGTGTATTGGTTTTTGCTGGCATTCCACCTGCGGTCGTCGAAGGTGTCGCCCATTATGTTTTTGAAGTCGCGGATGCAGCCACGGGACAGGTGTGGGAAGGATTCCGATACTACCGATATGAGAAGCTGGCCCTTAAACCACGAGGCTATCAGGACCAGTAATTGCAGAGCAGAGTAGGTTTTTGAGCTACTGGTTCCACCAGAATTAACGATGAGGCGCTTACCGGCTTTATACGCCTTCAGTGTCCGGTTGAACACCCCGGTCGTTTTTAGATTCACCTGTAAGCTGTCTCCTCAGTTCCGCTATTTCCTTGGCCGATTCCTTGTCGCTGGCTACGATGTTAAACGCGATTGGCTCCCCATCCGCACCGGTCAGGGACCGCTCCTGCCGGTCGCGCCATTCTGCCTTCTTCCGGTTCTTCAACCAGAATATCATGGACGTGGGGTCCGGTGGGTAGTGTTTCAGTACCGTTGTCTTTGTGACCGACCCCTTGTAATTGGTCAGCACCACCTCTGGGTGGGAGTACCCGACCGCCCGATGATAGAGGCTTGCCTCCACCCTCGAATCGGCCAGGTCCTTCCCATCTTTTAAGGACTCAAAGAATACCGGATACTTCTTCTTCCAGTTATTTATGGTTTGTTCGCTAACCCCATATAATTCAGCGATTTCCCTGTCCGTGTATCCCTTAAATGCGAGGGCTGCCACGAGTGCGCGGTCCACTTCGCCTTTGGTCTTGGTTGGCCTGATTCTCTTTGGCATGTCACACCTCCAACGGGTCGTTGTCCTGCGGCTCCTCAGCCGGCCTAGCTTCTTCTTCCATCACCTCAACCATCACCCGCAGCCTCTTTCCCTGGAAGTCCACGAGGGCCTTCGCCTGTGGCCTACACGCTGCCGGTATATCCAGTTTAATGCGCGCCAAATCATCCCCAAACGCGATTGCTGATTGGAGCGGCGGTATGTATGCGTAGAATTCAACTGCTTTGATGGCGGGCTCGACCTTCATTGGTCCTCCGTTCTCTATTTTAACGATAAATCATAACCCCCCTCCTGTCAAGCTTGACAACGCAAGCGGCTTGCTTTATATTACAATTACAATCTAAACCGCCCTGCGGGGCAAGGGGGTGTACCGTGCCTGAGACAATCGCTGAAGTCCGCGTAGCGCTGCTCAACGCGCTGGCAATAGCCAACATGATTGCAGATAAAACAGACCGCGAATTCATCATGCCCACCATCGAGAATGCTATTAGCCGCACTGACTTGGTGACTGTGTTCTCGTTTATCCATCGCCCAAATACTGACAACCAAGGGAATAATTCTCCGAGCCGCTGGCAATGGTGGAGGATGCGCAATGAAGGAGGTGACAATGCCTGAGTTTAATACATTCATCGGCGACACCCCCGTCAGGGTGCAGTACCTGGTCGATGACGACCGCGCCATAATAGACGGTGTGCACCTTACGGATGTTCACGACCTTGACATCGCTCCAGACCTCACAGAGGAGGAGCTGTACGATATGGAAGTAAAAGCCGAAGCAGACCTGCGGCAGTTAATTGACGACCGTAAAACTGAACGGCTGGTAGACGAGGCTGAGGACGATTAGTGGTGGGCACACGGAATCTAATACCCATGGTCTTAAAGGGGGGCCCGGGTTGTGTGGGCTTGGAGAACACCGACCAAGTTACCAGAGGCAATGGTTCAGCTCAAAAGCCCACCGTAGGCTCCCATGATTTGAGCTTACTTCCCAGTATCCCGGTTCGGCTATTCTTTCGACCATGGCCGGGGCATCCGTGCAGATTCCGTAGCTGCGTCCGTTTAACTGGTATCTTGTCGCTTGCGGTTCTTTTTTTTCGGTATAAAAGCCGCTTGAAAAACCGTTTTGTGTTATCCGAAATATACAAAATGGGGGTGGGGATGTCCAATAGGTGGTGGCCGTTTTGTGTTAACCTCGTACACTACCGCTTCCCCGCCCTTTTTTATTAACCGCCCGACAGGGCAGGAGAAACAACCATGGGAAAAAGGAAACTGAAAAAAGACGCTCTACTCGCTTTCGCTCTTATGGCCGCATCAAGCGCAGCCGTTATCACAGCCATGGTTGCGGTGGCAATGAAAGTGGTGCGGTGAACGACCTGTCCCGATACTTCTCCGA